GAAAAATTGGAAACCCAAAGAGGTCATACTTGACTCCACCAGTACTTTTAAAGTCTCTCCGTGACTAAAGGGGGTTGCTCCCGACCAGTGCGCTTTTATAGTCATCCCGAGACTATTTAATCTTTTCTAACTCAGGGTATATTTCATGTTTTAAATATGAAACTATTAAAGCTCCACGTCTTTGATGACTCTTATTAAAGGCAGAATGAATACTAGTTTCTACAAAAGGATTTAAATCTTTATTTTTTAGTATTCTAAGTTCATCTAAAACTTTTAAACCACATTTATTACCTTTGGGTATATCTATACTATAATGATACTTAACAACACTTGTTTTTCTTCTGGAAACTGGAATGTGACTGTTTTTCATTATAATGTCATCATCGGCATCATAATGAGGATCGACTACTGACTGAGGTTCAAGTAAAGAAAAAACAGCCAATACTGGTTTAACTTCAAAAGACATCAACAGATTAACAGTAAAACAATCCTGAACTTCCATTGGAAGTAATGGAATAACTTTTCTACCGATTATTAATGGACACACTTGCCAAAAATGACCTGTTTTAGGAGGTATTTTTAATTGAGTCAAGTCATCACAAACTAAATTATAATCGTGAGAGTAATCTAATAGGTAATCTTTTTTTACAAAATCTAGATAATCATTTCTAATTTTTTCATAATTATCTAAAAGTTTGTCATTATCAATTACTTTAGAAAGTGGTAAAAACATTTTAATCTAATTCATCATCTTTAACATAGCAAGGCACCCTATCCGGATCCAACCATTTAGAGTACTCAATGTCTTCCATTGCTAGAGAACACTGCATTCCATTATCAAAGAGATAAATATCATTCCATCGTTTAGTATACTCATTTTTCTTTTGTAAACGATAGTCGGGTTTACCATTTATTTCAAGAATACCTGCTTCAATAAAGCGATAATCCTGACGTTCCAGAAGAACTTTTGTCATACTTCAACTGCCTCAAGATCAGCAGCAACGTACTCCATCAGAATCTCATAATCATCTAAAGGATCACCCGAAAATACAACTCCATATCCTTCATAGAAACGGCGAACCTTTTTATAAAGTTTCGGATTCTTTACATCAAGGTAGAAATCACCGTTAGCAGCACAACGAAGAGTGCTAACATCTTTCTTGAATTTTGTGATCAGAGACATTGTTTTGATTTGTTTGCCTTGTTATTATAGTGTGATTTGAGTTTTAAGTCAAGTGTGCCAGTAAAGAAACTGGCAATCGGGGTGACAGGATTTGAACCTGCGACCGCCCGCTCCCAAAGCGGATGCGCTACCAAACTGCGCTACACCCCGGTATAGTTAAACCTATATTAGGTTAACTAAAAGTAACTGTCCCACCTATTCCCCAATAAATTGCACAAGGAGCTGCATAATCATAATAAACTGTATTTTTATCACTTGTTAGATTATAAGTTCCTGTTGTAATTAAATTGGTCCAGGTAGAACCGCCAACTACATCATCATACAGGTCAAGCGACCAAATGTCAAGCCCTATCCCACCATTTGGATATTGATTTTGGTCATTATCACTTCTCCACGTCACATATCCTGGATTATAATAACTAATATTATTTGGAATAAAGGACGGACCTCCAATTGCTGTAATATTTGTTGGAGTTCCAGCCTCAGAAAAAACTAAATTACTTAAACTACTAACTGTAAATGCACCAGTCCAATCATCTCCGGTAGTAGTATTAATACTGTAATTAACCGTTGCCATACTTATTATGGTATTTTGTCTTATTTATAGATGGTTATATTGTTTATTTTGGGTATGCATGGGTAATACCCCAACAAACAAAAAGAATAATAGACCCAAAAAGTAAACTTGAAGATATAATTGTTTTAGTCATCATCCTCATATGTTGATGGTTCTTCAAAAAGTTCTTCCATTTTTTGTTGTAAAATTCTTTGTTGTAACTGCTCGATGTCTTCGTCTGTAAAACTAACCACTAGTAAAGGATCTCCTGCTTTAACGTCATTAAGTTCTGGATGCTTCACTTTTGGACTCTTTGAATATCCATAATGAGCACCCATAATCATCCAACCTTGAACAAACATAGTCATACAAATAATTAAAAGAACTAACCACGGAACCAAAAAAATTAATTCAGAGTAATTTTGAGCCATGGAAGTAGTGGCGGAATAACACCAACTAGTCGGAGGAGTCCTTCAGCAAATAAAGCAAGAACCACCCAACCTACACACATGCTAATGATAGAAGCATTACGGTTATGTCGTCGTATTGCTGCATCGATCATATTCTGAACTTCGCAACGACTAACCATTTCATCTACAGGTTTCATCACTTTCGATCTCCAAAAAACTTTGCCATAGGATCTTTTTTAGTCCTGACAATTTCACATGCTCTAGTGTAAAACATATTATTTGTATTGCCAGAGGCTTCAAAAGTTGCCTTGATCTTCACCCAGTTGTCATAGGTGTGCTGATCCATAGCTTTTAAAGTTGAATACTACTAGTTATGATAGTCAGTAATTTCAACCTGTCAACTTTGTGTTGATTTCAAAAAAGTCTTTAAGAGAATCTAAAATTTGTTATATTTCTAAACGGTCTAAACGGAAGGAACAGGAATCGAACCTGCGAGGGTTTTAACCCCAGCCGCTTTCAAGGCGGTGTCCTCGACCAACCGGACTCCTTCCTTAGATAACTATTATACCATATCTATAGTGTAATGTCAACGTTTATTAAAGCATCTAGGCAAAAATATAGAATTAAAGCAAGTAAAAGTAGACTTGAATTTGAAAAAATTTTAAGAAAAATAGGGTGTAAAGATAGATCTCCAATTCAAACTAATATTAAACAATTAACAATACCTTTACTGCAAAATACAGAATTGGAAGGTATGGTATCTGGTTTTTATATATTCTATCCAAATAAAAAAAGTTATTTGTATGACTACTATTCATCAAGAGTAAGTCATATGAAATACAGAAAACTAGTAAAATATTTAAGATTAGTTTACAATGAAATCGATTACAAAGAAAAAACAAGAATTTGCGAAGTTGGATGGAGAGTTGAACTTGGTCTTAGAACAATACAATTTTCAGTTACAGACAGAGCACGTCTATATTTAAATGTTTTGCGATGCGGAAAAAAAATATTGAAGAATGGAAATGAACTCTATACACCAAGAGAAAATGATATGTTAATTAGTTATCCCGATGGTCCACATAGTATCAGAATATTCCTCAATAAAAGAGGAAAAATAAATCAAAAAATAGGATTTGGTGAATTAAAAAGAAGTGGAAATCAGTATGCAAAATACGATAAAAATTTAAATTTAATTCCAGTATAATTATATGATATAATGTCTATATTTAATATAATGAAGACTGTTTCTAAATTTATCAAAGTAAAAAATTCAAGTATCAAATATACAGTAAATCCACCCAAAACAAGAAAAGAATTTGAAATACTTATTAGAAAATTAGGATATAGGGATAGATTGCCAGTCTACCTAGAAGATGAAAGGATTAGAAATCAAATTAATTATATGTGTGAAGATGGATCGGCAATGGCAGTGTATTGTTTTTTAATTCCATTCAAAACCAAAAAGAGTCATCTTTATGATATTTTTGCACATTTAAATTGGTATAATGATCCAAATATAAAATTAAAAATATCTCATCTTGCAAAATATATCAAATTGCATGAAAAAACCAGAATTGGTGAAGTTGGGTGGGAAGTAATTTACACCAAAAATCCAGATCAATTTTCAATGCAAGAAAAAACAAAAATTATATTTGATCTATTCCAGAGAATGACCAAAATGTTACAGGAAGGTGCCTTTAATTATGAACCAAAGGTTGGAGATATATTAATGTCAAATCCCCAAGGTCCAAAAATTAATGAAGGATTTACAAGTTCTTCATTAATTGAGGGAACCAGTCAAAGGGGAAGAATTAATAAAAGGTTTGGTTTTGGTTCAGTTAAAGAAAATAACTTTCAATATGCCAGGTATGATGAGAATCTTATTCTAAGACCTATTTGATTTCAAAATCTAATTTACGAACTTTTCTTTGTCTTCTTTGTTCTTGCCAAGCGATATCTTCTTTGGTAAGAAAAGAAGATTTTTTAGTGCCTGAATTAGCAGAAGAAACCATTACAACACGACTTAAATCAAGTGCAGATACGCCATCACCACGAACTGTCATCATATTTGAGCACCCACAACATTGTGTTTTAGTTGGGTGGCTATGTAATTCTTTATTGCAATCACGACAACGTACAGTCATTGACATTATTAATACCTCTTTATCTTTACTTTTAACTATGTATATGCCCGATATAGGTTCCGCCCCTACCGATGCCTGCTTGTAAGGCAGGTCCCTTCACTAGCTGGGTCATCGGGCAAAAAATTAAGATTGGTTCATCAAATATTCTACCGTATTTGCTACATCATTCATAGCATCGCGGAGATTTTCTCTTTGCCCAGATTCTTGTTTGATTATGGGACGGTGATCGTCAGTAAGAGTCCAACGCCACAGATTCATGTCCTTACAATACCAAAGATTAATTTTCATTTTTGTGTACCAATGTGTTTAATTATACGCATAAGATTTAAAATTGTCAAGCATCGGTTTTTAAAAAATCACCAATCCAACGGTCAATCGATACTTTTGGAGACCATCCAAACGTATTTTTAATTTTATTATTGTCGGCAAGAGTTTTTCTTGATTCTCCTGGTCTTGGAGAAATATTTACTTGATTATCGGAGATCATGTTGGCAATTTCATTTACCGAATAATTTTTTCCAGTTCCAACATTATAGACTTGTCCAAATGCTTCGGGTTCTGGATTAGAAATTGCAGCCATCACATTTGCATTTACAACATCAGATACATGTGTAAAATCTCTACGCTGCTCACCATCACCCACAATTGTTAAAGGTTCTCCATTTTCTGCTTGTCTTAAAAACAATCCAATTACTGGTGCATAATGCCCCTTAAGTGGTTGACGTTCGCCATAAACATTGAAGTATCTGAATATAATGGTTTCTAATCCATATAATTCATAATACATCTTACAGAGTTTTTCTCCTGCAACTTTTGATACTGAATATGGATTTAAACAATCCTCTCTCATATCCTCAACACAAGGAGGAGTATTTCTTCCATATGAGGAAGAAGTTGAGGAATAAATTACTCTTTTAACTCCTGCTTCTCTGGCACATTGTAAGACTGTGCAAGTACCAACACAATTTACACTAACTGCAAAAATTGGATTTTCAATTGCTGGTTGTATTCTTGCTTCTGCGGCAAGATGAAATACCACATTAACTCCATCATATAAGGGGCGGATATTTTCATAATCAACAATATCAAATTTATGATTGCTTGCTTGAGGATTCCAATAAAACTCAGAATTACATTCAGAACTTTCGTTGTCAATTACAACAACTTCCCACCCCATTAGTAAAAGTTTATCAACAAGATTGGAACCAATAAAACCTGCACCACCAGTCACTAATGCTTTCATATATTGAACAAAAATCTATTTTATGTAGTCATAAAAAAACCACCCCAGACGGGGTGGTTCCACTCAAGTTATGAGTGATTTATCAGAACGTGAACTTGGTTTGAACCACGCCACCCCACTTGCTGGAATCTTGATAACGCTGATTGTTATCAACATAGAAGAGAGCAGGAGTGATGCTGATGTTGTCGGTAACTTGGAACTTGTAGAAGAACTCAAGCATCGTAGCATCAGATACACCAGCGGTTTCAGCAGAAGGTGCTTGTCCGACAGCAATACCAGCGGTATTACCAGCAACAAAAGCATCTGCCCATTGAAGACCAACGAACCAGGAATCGGAATCGGTAGCATCAGTAGCACCAACAGCACCGCTCACACCATTGTAACCGTAACCGGCACTGATGGAAGGAATCCAACCAGATTCAGTAGGTTGCCAATAAGCATTAACAGCAATAGCATTGGACTCTTGACCATCTACCAGAGCACCAGAGGCACCCAGGAGACCGTTGTAGGTGCGAGGACGGGTGCCCTCAGAACCGTAACGATAACCAACGCCAACACCCCAGTTAGATGCCTTGTAACCAACCTGAGCAAGGAAGTTCAGAGCACCGTCAGAATCAAACACACCAGTAGATGAATCATCACCATTCTGAGCAACATAGTTCAGACCAGCAACGAATCCACCCTTACCAACATACTGAGCACCAACACCGGCACCAGTTGCCTTGTTATAGACACCAGGAGCACCAGCAACAGCAAAGAAGTCAAGGATTTCCGACTTATAAGCAGAAGGAACCCATGCCATCTCAGTATTACGAACCAGAGCACCAGCAGTAAGTGTCACACTATCACTCACAGGGAACTGATAGTACAGACGGTCAATTACGACTGTATCATTGTTATTGCTTGTAGTGTTGTCTGCCTTGTCCAGTTTGAACAAGGAAGAAGAAGAAGCAAAAGGATCAGTACTGAAGTTAGAGGAACGCAGACGGGTACGGAGTAAATCCTGACCAGTGAACGAAGTATCAAAATTCAGACGAACATCATAGTTGAATGCGGTATTACCCACATCAGAACCAGCATTGGTTTCAAGACTGGGAACGCCACCAAGAACGAAGTTTACCTCACCCTTGAGTTTAGTTGTAGTGGAGAATTGTGTTGCTTCCAAGTTTCCAACACGATTTTCCAGACCATCAACACGACCCTTGAGTACGGCAAGTTCACTCTTGAATTCGTCCAGCAGTTTCCGAAGTTCATCTGTAGTTTCAGTTACACGATCCAGACAAGCATTCAGAAGAGCAGCGGCTTCAAAGCGAGTCATCGCCTGACCACCAACAAAGGTGCCATTAGGATAACCGGCAACGCAACCATAACGCTCAACAAGATTGCTGAGTGCTTGATATGCCCAATCAGTAGGACGGACATCAGAGAATTGAGTAACGCTAGTAACCTGTTCGGCAGAGGCGTACTTGTTGAGATCCTCAGTATTGAGTTCTGCAGCAGTCACCGCAGGAGCAACAAGACCCAGTGCTACAGGCACGAGCATCAGTTGTTTTAGAAAATTCATATAGTTTGTTAAGATTTACAACTACGAAGTTTATTTAGCACCCTTACATTTTTGAAAATGTTTGGGTAAGCGAATGACGGGGATCGAACCCGTGACACCAACTTGGAAGGATGGGATGTTACCGCTACACCACATTCGCATATGTGAGAGTGGAAGGTTTTGCATCCTTCTACTGTATCCCTTGTCGGGGTGCCTTACTTTTGGCTTCACTCTCAGCACTTCACTTCACACGGACGAAAGAAGTATAGGACATAACGAGTATTATGTCAAGCCCCTAGACAGAATTGAACTGTCGTCTCCGCTTTACAAGAGCGGTGCATCACCACAATGCTTTAGAGGCGTGAATGGTGGATTTGATGGCAATTAGCACAAAGAACTTCGCACTTTTCTGCTTCAATTTTTATTTTTTCAAGAGCAAATCCACAACGTAACATTTCTGCTATGTTATGTTCTTTATCTCTTTCGTGATGAAATTGAAGAGCACGATAATCATTGAAACCGCAACGATTGCATTGAAGAGTTTTTTTCCAAGAAACATATTGTTCCCTGACTAATTTATCTCTTTTTTTAACAATCTTTTTTTGACAAACTTTACATTCACCACGAATGTACTTTTTGCCACCTATAACACCAGCAGAATGATATTCTGTTAATGGTTTTTCTATACCACATTTAGAACAAGTTTTCATAATCTTATTGTTTTGTAACTATTTATAATAGTTACAAACTCCCATCGTAGGTACTGCCCCTACCAATCTCCGATTAACAGTCGGGCCCGTTCGCTTGCTCGGTCGATGGGAATACTGACGGGTGTATCGCCACCCCACTAAATCATTTAGAACTTACAAAACTATTAATCTTTTCAGCAAGTGCTTCAACTTCTTGATAAGAAGGGAACTCCGGAAAATCCATCTTCACAGTATTTGAAGAGCACTCATTCCAAATACGGGCAGTGTCATACTCAATACTGAACTTATCATTTGCAAAAGCATATGCTTGCTTGAAAATCTCAAATCGCAATTCGTAAGGTGTCATATTTTTACTCTTGTGTGTTTGTGTGTATTATGGAGAACAAATCTCCAATGGAGAATAGGAGACTTGAACTCCTGACACCCGCCTTGCAAAGGCGATGCTCTACCAGACTGAGCTAATTCCCCTGGCAGGCACGGCTGGACTCGAACCAGCAATAGACAACTTAGAAGGTTGGTGCATTATCCATTATGCTACGTGCCCATAAGGAACCTCCCTGTTTGTGCATCGTTGAGAGGCATGGGAGGTGTGGGATTTATAAGAAGTTTGGACCTCCTCCACCCGTGAACCTACTATAAGGCATCAGGGCACTAAAGTCAAGCTTTTGCTTCCTTACGGGCTGCCTTTTCTTCGGTAATCTCGGTTCTACGTGCCTTGACTAGTTTGGCAACTTCCTGAAGTGCCTTACGGGCACGAGTACCGGCGGCATTATTGCCCTTATCGAACTTTTCGTCTTCTACTTTCCATGCTTCAATCGCATTCAGTAGTTCTTGTGATGTTTGTGACATGATAATCTCCATAAAAATAAGATATGTTTATATAGTCACTTTTGATTCTCTTCTGGGCAATTAGGCACCCATGGGGCACATATTCTCATTTCTCCACCCAATAATTCCTGTGCTTTTGATCCATCAGGTGCTTTTTCGGAATATCTTGGTTTTGCTATTTGAACTCTACCATCATCACCAGTTAAACGTTCATAATTATAGATTGCCATATCTACCTCACGTTTAACCTTGTAGTCCAATAGTTCTTTGTCTTCATTAATTCTACGATTGATTTGGTCCTGTATTTCACCATAAATGAAATGCTTATCTGGCAATCTCAATCCAAGTCTTTGAAGTTCGGTATAAAACTTCCAGATATCCTGTTCAGTAATTCCACATCCTCTGAGGTTTATGACAAGAAATCCGATAGTAGATGCGATAATCGCAGAGGCAATTGATTTTCGTCCAAGAAAATTAACCTTCATTTCTCTTATAATCCTCAATTGCCTTGTTTAAAACTCTATCAATTCTATAAGATACCAACTCAGTATCTTGAATTATATAATCGTTGAGAATATCAATCCCCAAAGAAAGTTGAATCTCATCCAATAAGTTAAAAACTTTCTTTTTTTCAACTCCGGGAATTAATGAAATAGTGTCCAATGAAAGATGAAGAATTGCCCCTATTTTAATCCACTCTTTAAGAGGTTTCTTCTCCTTACCAAACTTAAATTCAAAAATATTAAACTTGCTCATTGAAGAAATCCTCCAGTGCATCATCTAGTATTTGTTTTGCATCAATATTCTTTTTTGGATCTCTGAGTTTCTTTGTATCAAAGGTTATTGTGGGAGTTACGGATCCATCATTCTCTACTTTAACCTTTGCCCCGAATGGAGTTCCTTTTGGTTGTATCTCTACTGAGTTATGAGAGTTTAATTTAATATCGCCAAGTTCAGTCTTTACCTTTAAATATCCTGCCTTTGCGGCAATATCAATAATTTCTTCTGGTTCTTCTGGAAGATTTTCTATTGACATAAAAAACTATCAATCTGCTGCGCGAACTAAACTAGTTACTCCAGTACCCGCTTCCAATTTTTTCATTTTTTCAACTGCCCTAATCTTTTGCATAAGATTTCTAGACTGAAATTCATTTGTAGTTTTGTTTATTTCCTTATCAAGTCTTGTTGCTTCTCTACAAAACTGACTAAAGGTTTTCATTTTAGAAATTCTTTTTTTAATATTTATAAAAAAGGAGGGTAAAAACCCTCCTTTCAATATATTCAATTTTTATACTTCAGTAAGAACCATTTTATTTGCATAAACATAAGCAAAGTCAGTTCTTGCTCCGTGATGACCCCAACGGATCCACTTACTTGCAAGACGCATGTAGTGAGTAATGGACCCGCCAGGGGTCTTCATATAGGGTTCAATCATCTTCCAATCACCTTCGTGCAGCATATAGTCAAGTTGTGCATCCAGTGAGGAAGGATTAGCACCAATACGAGCAGCATGTCTTCCTAGTCCATAAAAACGAGGAG